GTCAGTGGAATACCCCACGCATTTAATTCTGCATAAGGAGCATTCTCAGGTGCGCATACAATAACATTCTTACTGTTACGAACAATACTAATCTTTGATGCTAACTCACCAGCAACCTGCCACTTAACGATATTAACTGTAGGTGTGTCGCTATTTCTTGCTTGAGTGCCAGCAGCTAAATTTGCAATAGTAATAGTGCCAGACTCTGCCAGAGAAGATGCGAAGTGAATCACAGTTTCCTGGTTTGTATTCTTAAGGGTTGTGATAGTCATTGCCATCTTATTGTTCCTCTAATTTTGTAAGCACATGAAAGAAGTTCTCTTTTGACTCTCTCATATACTCAATAATTTCTGTTTGATTATCTAATAAGTTATTTAGGCGCACTTGGGTACGCTCGTCAATAGTTACAATTGACTCATCATTAAGAACATAATGCAATTTACCCTCAACCAATCTGTCAAGTTTATTAAGAGAACGAATACCTTGTACAACTGGGTCTACACTAAACATGTGAGAAGAAGCAAGTTTTATATAATTTTCGATTAATGTATCGGTAACTTTAATATCGTGATATTCTTTAATAATATTAGCGACAGTATGTTCTGATAGTTCTTCGTATAAGTCTTTTGATACTTGTTCTTCTAACTGATGTGAAATATAGTCTTGTTTAATGTATTGTCTTGCTTCTTCTAAACTCGTAAATTCTGTTTCAATACCATTTATCAAAACCTTATTTTCTTCAGTTCTTTCGATTAACTGAAGATAGGATCTGATACTTTCAACGATATCAGATCGTTTTAGAGATTTTGTAAATTCGTAATAACGCATTACTCTTCTGCAGTAGGTTCAGCGACTGGTTCTTCTGCTTGCGCAAACATACTTTGTGCAACTGACTGACGCATGTCATCTAAACGAGCAGATAATTTTTCTGCCATTGCATTTGCAAACGCTTGTTCTGTCTCAAGTGCATCGCCAGCCTGAATTGCTTGGACTAAATTTTGTACTGTTTCACTCATAATATTCTCCTATTAATTTGGCCAAGTACCAGTTTTTAATTTGGTAACTTTCCCTTTACTTTGTTGTGTATCTTGTTCTGCTTCAGCATCAGCTTCTTGTTGATCTTGAGCACCTTGATCTTGCTGAGGTTGTGCAGCTTGTTGCTGTTGCATTACCTGTTGTTGCTGTTCAGCCTGTGCGTCCATCGCTGGTTGCTGCATTGCCTGTTGAAGTTCTCCTTGAACAGTTGCCTGCTGAATCATGATATCCTGTTCTTTATTCATTTCTTTCTGGATATCTTTAATTTCTTTATCATCCAAACGAAGAATGTTTTTCTTAACCCATTCTTGTGAATAATATTTACCAACAAATGGATCTACAATTTGTAGTAAGCCCATTCTGGCTTGCATAATTTCACTGTCACGCAATTCAGAATAGTTATTATCTTCGATGTAATCGTATTTAATTCCAACACGAAGATCATCCCATTCATCTGGACGGATAATACCTTTACAAATTAACTGAACACGAAGTGCGTTGTTAAATAATGCATTAAATTTCTTGCGCAGTCTAACAATAAACTTATTAAACTTAACTTCATCACGAGTAATTTCTTGTGAACGACCAATGCTAAAACCAGAAGACTGTTGTAGTCGGCTAATTGGTACATTCAATGCATGGAATAATTTACCTTGGAAGTATTCAATGTCTTGAATCTCACCTAAGTTTTGTCCACCTGGAAGTGTAGTAATCTCAGTACCTTTACCACCCTCACGACGAGGCATCCAAAAATCTTCCATCATTGACAGGTGACGACGATCGTCACGAGTTTCACCAGTTGTCGCATCATAAACAATTTTGTTACGGAACTTATTCATAATGTCCGTTACATACTGCTCTGCTTTCAACTTAGGTAAATTACCCACATCAACATAAAAAATTCTTCGTTCAGGTGCACGACTGATACGATAGATGACAAGGGAGTCCTCGATCATCTTTAATTGATTAACTGGTTTGATTGCCTTATGAAGATAAGACATTGCCATACCAGTATTTGGATCTACATATCCTGATGGAACATAGACCACTGAATCAAGAGCTAGTTTAACACCATGTGTTGTTTGCTCTGTAATTCCTTTGTCGTTGTAAAGATAGTATTCTTCTACTTCTTTTACAACTTCAACACCTTGCGGTGTTCTTTCTTTTTTAATATTCTTAATACGACGAATCTTGCGAGGATCAATGTATCTTAACTCTTGAATACCTGCTTTAACATTTGACTCATCGATAAGGATTTGATAATATAACCTTCCGTCAATATACCATGCACGGAAAGTTTCATGTGCTCTTTCATCGAACTTTAATATACGAAGTACATTATCAAATTCTTCACGAATTTTAGTTTTAATATTATCTGAAACTTTAACTTCATCAAGAACAATCTCAACAGATTTGTGGGATTCGTCAGCCACAATTGCTTCGTTGACAATGTCTTCGATCGCACCATCACAATCACTATACTGTGCTACTTCACGATAGCGACGAATCAAATCATTTTCGTTTTTGATAACACCTTCAAGATCCATGACCATACCGTAGTATCCACCAGCATTTACACCAGTGTTTACTACGGTTGCGCCTGTCTCATTTGGACTAGGAGGAACTACACTCGGTAGTTGCCCCTCATCCTTACGCTTTATCTCAAACCCAAAAATCTGCATTATGTAATAACCTTCAGTTAATTATTAAAGTGGGAAACTACCAACTGGAGTATCAATAGAAACATTGACACCAAAGCCAGCAGCTGCACCAGTAGCTGATGTGAAGAAGTTGTATTGGAACTCTACATCAAACTGTTCAATTGCATTTTGTTGCTCGTAATCTAAACCGATTGCGGAAATTGTTGTTGGGAATGCATCAACAAACTTATAACTCTTAATAATTGCACCATTGCGATCTAATTGGTGAACAGACAAGTCAACTTGGTAGTCAGTAGGATTAGTACGACCATTAGTTGTATTGTAATTCTGGATACCAGACTGCCATTGCTCTAGTGCATTACGGATACCGAAAGTAGTATCATTGTAAACTGTCACAGTCCATGGTTGGAATGTTCGTTCACCAGCAAAGTTAACTGGGCGACCACGATACAAGACTGGTAGAGTCTCGATAGTGGAAGCAGGTAATTGAGCAGCCTTACATAAGAACTGTGCTCTCTGTCCTGCAACTACACCCAATGTAACATATGACGGGAATGTTAATTCAACACGGAATTGATTAGGGCGAGCACCGCCACCAATCATCTGCGCTTTGAAATCAGCAATATTTGCCATTTAATTCTCCTTGTTCTTTTCTTTATTTATCTTAAATTACGCACCGATTTCTGAGAAGTTAATCGCAGAACGAGCAGCAACGAAATTGAGAGTGATAAAGTTGATAGAACGATTTGGCTTAACGAAGATATCAGCAACGAATTCGTTACGATCGATAACTTCACCTGTGTTGTTAGACTCATCGCACTTAACAACGAAATCAGTAATACCACGACGACCTTGTACGTCACGTAGGAATGGCTCGACTAAGTTCTTGAACTGAGCACGAGTAAATCCATCGTTGAATTCAAACAACTGGAATTTAGCAGCAGTTGCAATCGCTTTTTCCATAACGATGAATAGACGACGCACGTTGATACGATCGAACGCACTTGGCTTTGCCAAGAGAGTCTTATCACCAAACAAGACAGTGCCTTCACCTGGGAATGTAACAACAGGGTTAACACCAGACTTGTAGAGCATATCTCTTTGAGTTTTGTTTGGATTGAATGCCAACTTAACAACATTCTTAATTTGTCCACGATTCAATCCAGATGGAGACCACCATGGATCATTAGTGTAATCAGTACGAGCGCAAAGACCAGCAACATCACCATTCAATGGAACATAACGGTATTTGTCGTTGTAACGATCGTATTGATACTTGTAACCAGAGTCAAGAACTGCATAAGAACTAGATGGCAATGCTGCACGGTATGCAATAATTGCGTCTTGTTCGGTAGAAGTAGAACCAATGATTGGGTCAGCACTAGTAGTGCTTTGTGGAGATATAAACGCTACGCAATCTAAACGAGTTTCGCAGATGTTATTGATAATATATGTGGCAGTTGCAGCAGTTGCTTTACCAGCCATAATTAAACTAATATCATACTGTTCAGCATTAGAGAACAAATTGAACGCATTTTGTAATTCAGCATCAGTTGGAATAAAATCATCAGTACCACCAGATAAAGAAACATTGACAGTAGCAGTTAATAATTTGAAAGTAACACCAGCAGCTGCAGAACCCCATGCTGCACCACTAGCAGCTACAGCAGTAGGATGATCCATCCACCAAACGTATTCTGAACGAGCGTTCAATACATTTTTGTAGTAGTTATTAGTTCCGTCAGGTTTCTTAGCGTCAGATGCTTTAGAAACATAAGCAAATTTTTCTAAAATAGTACCTTGTGTTCCAGAGAATGCGCCATCTTCATCGATAACGATAATGTGCATTTCATCTTGAGAACCGCCAACGCTTGTAGCGTATGTAGAAGTTGCTGGAGCAGAATCAAATTCGTCTTTGTATGCCCATGCGCTAAATCCAGCAGAGTCACACATAGCAACTTTTAAAGAGTTACCAAGAGTACCAGCATATTTTGCAGAAACTGGACCAACAATACCAGCGCCATTCGCATAAGTGCTATTGTATGTTTCGCCGTTGATAATTTTTAAACCAGCCACAGAAATTGTGCCAGTTATAGTAGCTGTAGTACCGCCACCGCTTGGAGCAGCAACAGTAATAGTAGGGAGAGTTGAGTAACCAGATCCAGGTGTAACAATTACTGGATTAGTGATTGTTGAAGAAGCAACAGTTACAGAACCAGCAGATGCATTACCAGCTGAGAAAGTAGCAGTAACAGTACCTTTGTATCCAGTGCCACCAGCAGTAACAGTAACAGAAGCAACTGATTGGTTTGATGTTACAGAGTATGTCAGACCAGTTGGAGTACCAGCAGTTGTTACAATCGCCACATCACCAGTTGTTTGCAAAGTAAATCCTGTTACAGAAGAACCAGAACCAGTAATAGCAGAAACTTTATAAGTTGTACCAGTTGTGTACCCAGTAATACTACCAGTACCACCTAGTGTACCAGTAATTTGAATTGTGCTACCAACTACCAATGTAGTAGCAGTACAAGTGAATTGGCCACCAGTACCAGTAATAGCTACACCAGCTAAAGTTGGAACTGTCATCACTGGAGTAAATGTTGCACCAGAACCACCACTTGGGGCAGAAATAGTAACTGAAGGTGCAGTGGCATAACCAGAACCGCCAGAAGAAACAGCAACGGCAGTAATTGCACCACCAGAAAGAGATACTGTTACTGTTGCTAGTGTACCCCCATCAATATCAGGTGCGGCAACTGTTACTACTGGAGCACTACCAGTAGATGAATAACCAGTACCTGGATTATTCATAGCAACAGTACCAAGACCGCCAGTTGTAGTAGCAACCGCATTCAAAGATCCAGCGTCTGCACGAACTAGTAATAAGTTATTTGTATAAGATAGGAAGTTCGCAGCTGTGAAAAAAGATTGGAAATTGCTATCGTTTGGTTTACCGAAGCGACGAACTAATTCGTTCTCCGAGCTAACTGTCACAGGCTCCAATATTGGACCCCATGGAAATACTCCAGCATAAGCACCAATAGATGATGATACTGCTGGAACGATAGAAGTGAAATCTTTTTCTACGACTGCAACGCCTGGAGATAATTGGAACGGCATTGTGTTTCTCCTTGTTAATAAGTTTACCTAGACAATTTCATGTCTACATTTTATTTAGTTTTCACAAGATTTCTAGAAGTTCAGTGGAGCCTCTTCAGGCTTCCCATCTTCGTAGAACCCAAATGGTGTTAATTCTTCTTCAATCGCTTGCATTTGTTTAGCGTACATAATATTTCGTAGATTAATATTATTTAGGTCTTTGAAATATGAGTTGGTTGTAAGCCATCCGAATAGTACCAGAGGCATTACCAAGTCATCGTGATAACCTTCGTCAGCCTCATAAGATCCTTTTTTCTCGATAAAAGTCGAAATTTCAGAGATCGTATCAGCGTCATTTATAATAAGTTTATTTTCTTCAACTAGTGCCTTAAAGTTATGACACCCAATTCGTTTGATCTTTTTATCGGTATTGACACCCAACTGTGTTTTACCACCACCGAAACCACCTGAGACAGTTTGCCCCATAGCGTGTCTTGTAACCATCAATATATTTTCGTATTCCATCTCAGAGTATAGGATGTGAGCAACCTGTTCAGAGATGTTAATTTCCAATAATACAAATGCTTGGTTATACTCGTTTCCAATTTTGTAGATTACATTTGGATAGAGCAACGGGCTAATTTCATTATTACGATATTTTGCAACGATTCTATACGGAACCTCTGTAATATCAATAACTTGGAATGCTGAATAGTCTCCACCAACTCCCTTGGCCACATCACAGACCATACAATAAGTATGACCAGCCTGTGGGTTTACATACACATCCAACCCATCTTTCTGGTGGACGATAGTATCTGGACTCATTCTAGAGATAACATCTGCTCTAACTAGAGTGAGAGAAGAACCCAAGAAGTTACAAAGAACCTCTTGAGTAAATTTAAGTTCACCGAGCTGTGCTTTTTGTTCTGCAGCCCATGCTTCATCACGACCTGGAATTTCCCAGTAAGGAATGAATAGATTAACGAATCCATTTCTACCTTTTTCAGCGTCTGTCCAAAATTTCCAGAAGTGATTATAACCCAACGGAGTAGATGACAACAGAATCTTAGTAGTTTGTCCAGCTGAAATAGTTGGATAAACTGATGTAAAGAATTCTTCTGCCACGTTGTTTGGAATAATCGCAGCTTCGTCAACATACAACATGTTGACGGATTTACCACGAATACCAGACTTACCTGTTGCAGCAGTGAATACCTTTGAACCATTCTCTAGTTCAATATCACCTTTGTTCCAAGTAGTAACACCTTGTTGCATCCACTTTGGTAGCAACTCATACATTATTTGATAACGATCTAAAACCTCACGTGCAGCAGTTGCTTTGTTCGCAAGGATAGCCACAGTTTTGTTGGCTTGAAAAATCGTGTACCAAAGAATGTAGGCTGCAGATGTAGTTGTCTTACCTTGCTGACGACCTTCCATAAGAATCACACGACGATTATTATGGATTACATTTACTTTGTTCTTTTGGCAGTCGTATAGTTTGAAGAGTTTTAAACCATGATCTAGTGTAACAATATAGCAGTAATTCTCAATAAAGTATATTGGATCCGCTGCACACTTCATGTACTCTTTTACATCTTCAGGTGTAAAGTCAACAGTAACTCCAGCTGCTTTAAGGTTGGAGTTTGAATTATATACTTGTGCCATAATTAAAATCCGTCCAGCCAACTCTCCGTAGCAACTGTTGCAGTAGTGAGATCACCATCTGCAACATAAACCCGATTGGGATTACTAAAGTCTTCGTTATCGCCAACATTGGCATTAACTTGTTGAATAACACTTTTATCAGAGATTGGTCCAAACAGATTCATCTTCATTTGGAAGTTAAGACTATGTGTTACGAATCTACGAGTTTGAAAATCGCCATCGTAGTCGTCTTGGACTGATACACTATTTAAAACGATAGGTACATCAATCTTAACATTCATGTCTGGAACTACATTTATTGATAATGTATACTCAGGTGTAAATGTTGGAAGGATTTGCTCGATGATTTGTAAACCATCTTCTTGAGTTTTCGTAAGGATGTATAGAGACAAATCAAGATTATATGGGACAGGAGTATACATAGTAGATACTGAACCAGTGCCATCACCACACTTCAACTGTTGCATACGATTTACCTTTCGTTGTGCATCATAGTTGTATCCAATAATCTCAAATGACATTCTTGGAAGAGTAGTATAAACATGATTTTCCAAGGATGGATCTTGATCTAAACGAACAATCCATTTTTCTTTTGGAGCATATGCAAGGGGAACTTGTAATCGTTGAATAACAGCACCAGTCACAGAATCACCTTCACGACGATCGATATAGATGTCACTGAATAGTGAACCGAATCCTACGATGCACTTACGAATAATTCCGTGGTAATATACATTATTGTTTAACATTATGGATTATTCGTATTATCGATCTCACCGAATGGATTTGTTACACTGAACAATACATCTTGTGATTGAGTTTTAAATTTGTTGTTATCACCGAAAGAATTAACTTTATCAATATTTATATCAATACTTGCAGTTGCTAGTGCGCCAGTTCCACTACCACCAGTAATATTAATAGAAGGAGCAATTTGATATCCAGTTCCTGGATTAGTTATATCAATACGAATAATTTTATTTGCTGTCGCACCAGTTCCACGTACAGCTGTAGCTGCAGCATCACGACCAGAAGAACTAAAAAATTCGACTGTTGGAACAGAAGTATATCCAGATCCTTGATTTGTCACAGTGATAGAAGTAATCTCTCCATTTGGAGATCTAGTAGTATTAGTTGTGAATGTCTTGAGGGTTTCAAAGGCATCAATTTCTGAGATACCAGTATCAATTTTCTCAGAAGCATACTGGAACAATTCAACTTGTAACTTAAATACATATAATTTACCAAGTTGATAAAATGGATCTTGATGCTTGACAAATTTAATCTCAAATAAACCTTTAGTTAATGGAAAGTAAATTAAGTCACCTTCACATGGACGAGTAGGAATAATTGTTTGTCCATAACGACCAACCAATTGATCCCATCTACGACGAGCAACTACCAATGTAGCTGACTGTTCCATCATAAGACCAAACTTCTGAATAAAAGCACCTTGACCATCCAGAGAATCTACATTCTCAAAGTACATTTCGATTGGAAATGACGATGTAAATTTTGATAAACGATCTTCGCCAAGAATCTCATCTTTAGAAACTAATGTTCTTGGAATGTACATGAACTCATTACCGTAAATCTTAAGAGATTCGATAATGAGATCTTCAACTAGATACTGTTCGTTCTTAGTACCATGTGTAAAATAAACATTAGTAGGCATCTATTATCCCATGAAGAAATCTAGAGGTGCTGACTTATTTTGCAAATCGTCTTCAAGTTCTTTAATTTCTGTAGTTGCTTCATCATATAGTTTATCACCATCTAAAGTTACACCACCTGGAAGTTGAATGCCAGAGAATTTCTTAATGTTAGTTGCCCATTGTTTCTTAAGCAATGCAGTTACATAATGCTTTAACCATGGCTCGTTATAAACTTTAGACCATGTTGTTGGATCCATTGCACGATAAGATTGTACAATAATATAATCACCAAGAATAAAATCAGTTGCCCAATTTGCGTCTAGGTATAAACGACCATTCAAACGATTAAATCTATATCCTTGATGACCATTTAACTCTAAATCTAATAGAGCCAAATGAGACATAACTGTTTTGTAGTAGATTAAAGAAGTAGATGTTAAATCATACAAGTCATTTAATCTTAATTGATACTGCAAATCGAAGATGTTTTTTGAAGACGATGCTTGACCAGCAGATAGAATCTTTGTGACACCCCAAACATAATCTGGAACTTCAATATAACGATTATCATATTCACGGAGTGTAATTGTAGAAGTAGTTGCAGTAGTACCAGAATTACCACCAGTGATTACTTCACCAGCAGTAAATGTACCAGATATATTTCTAACTAGTAATAATGTTCCAGAAGAAGTTCTGCTGGATTCTTGACAAACTTCAGCAGTTGCACCAGAGGTTGCTCCAGTAATTCTTTCTGCCAAACGAAAATTTGCAGCAATAGAAGTAGTAAGAACAATCTCAGAAGCACGAATCTGTTGTTTAAGATAAATCTGTTCTACACCCTCATAATGATAGAGTTTCCAGTAATCCAATGCCTCATCAATACGATCTTCGATTTGATCATCGTCCACATTAATTTCAAGCACAGGTGCGCCCAATGCTCTTAATGCATATTGTTTTAATCCATCTCTTGTAGAAACAGCCATAGTATTCTCTCTTTATATTCTATTTATTAGTCTAACAATTTAGAAAAATGTCATAAAACTACCTAATGGTTTTTGACTAACTACTGTTGGAAATGTTAATCCAAGTGATCCACCATTAATAGAGTTTGCTCCAACAGACCAAGTTGATGTTAATGGATATGCTTTAATAAAAATAGGCACAACATAATCAATAGTAGGAATTGATCCTGACCCTGTATAAACTAACGTAGCAGGAGTTGATGCTGCTGTTCCTGTAATAGTCAATAACTTGCCCGCAGCACCTGTAGCTGTAAATTGACTCAAAGTTTGTATGGTTGTACCAAGGGCAATAGAAGTTGCACCTGTTGCATTATAACTATTAGTAATGTTTTTAAATGTGTTACTACCTGAAATAGTTAAAGCACCTGCACCGCCTTGATTAAGTGTAATCCCTGAATAATAACCGCTACCCTCAAATGATTTTGCAGAAGAACTTGTTAAATTAATTGTTCCTGTACCAGTAACTGTAATATTTGTGGCGGTATTCGTCCACATTGTACCTGAACCTGGAAAAGTCCATGTTCCAGATCCCATTGCTAATGTTTTTGCTAAAGCACCAGACGTACTAAAACCTGCATTACTGTTAATTGTAGTTGCAAATGTTACGTTATATCCATTAGCATCAAATGTTCCAGCAATAAAAGACATTGGAACTGGACTTGAAAAATTACATGAGGTTGCCCAACTGTCTTGTAAGGTTACAGAACCGCCAGGACTGTTTATTATTGTAGGCATTGACCAAATTTTTCCTGCATTAGTTACAGTTTGGCTAGTACGACCAGCTAAAGTAACGACACTAGTACCAGAAAATGTTATACCTGTACCAGTAATCCAATTTCCATAAACATTTGGTGCTGACGACACCGTTAACGTCATAGTGTTTGTTGTCCTCAACGACATATCAATTGTGCCAATATTATATGCAGCGTTGATTGATGTTGTTGATCCTGAAGCAGGATATGTTGCTGCTGGAAATACAGCAGTGTCTTGCGCCAACGGAAACTGAGTTGCGTTTAATGCACCACCTGATGTAGCAGACCATGAGCCCGAGCCTGCTGTACCCCAACTAGTTGATCCTGCCTGTCCATAATAAACCGTTTTACCTGCATCAAAAGTGATGTTACTATTGCCTTTGCAATCACCCAAACGGGTACCAGTAACTGGTAATGTTATATCACCTGCAAAATTAATATCTCTAAAGTCAATATCCGTTACAGAACTAATTGCAGCACAGGTCAATGTACGTTGTGTACCAATAGTATCTGAAGCTAAGAGAGTTCTGTAAGCCGCAGCGGTACCAGCATTTAGTGTAAGTGTGCCATTAATGGTTTGATTGGCATTGAATGTTAATGGCCATGCAGCAAGGTTAGTTTGTGCTGTAATTGTTAAATTGTTAAAAATATTTGCGCCTTGAATAGCGCCTGCCGCACCTAGTCCAGCAGTAATACTAACATTGTAAAATGTTAGTCCACCACCACCAAACGTCAAAGAATTTCCAAGTATATCAATCAAAGAAGTGCCAGCATTAAATGTTAGAT